AAGGCGATACATCAGGAAGCATTAGCATATCAGCACCTAGTGTAGCTGGTAGCAACACGCTGACATTACCAGCAACGACACAGACATTAGCAACACAGAATGCTTTAGGTGTGCGTAACCTTATTATCAATGGTGATATGAGGATTGACCAAAGAAATAGTGGTAGTAGCGTTACACCTTCTAACAATAATTATTGTTTAGATAGATATGGAACTGGTGTTGCACAGGCAAGTAAATATTCAGTTCAACAAGTTACAGATGCTCCAACAAACTTTACTCATTCATTAAAAGTAACATCATTATCTGCATATACATTATTAGCTGGTGATTATTTTATGATTAAACATAAGATTGAGGGTAACAATGTAGCACATTTAAATTTAGGTTCATCAGATGCACAAGAGTTTACACTTTCATTTTATGTTAAGTCTAGTTTAACTGGCACATTTGGTGGTTCTTTTGAGAATTCTAATGAGTCAAGAGCGTATCCATTTACTTATACAATATCATCTGCCAACACATGGGAAAGAGTAAGTGTAACTGTAACTGGTGATACAACAGGCACATGGTTGACAGACAATTCCACAGGGTTATGGATTAACTTTGGTCTAGGTGTAGGAACAACATACAGTGGCACAGCAGATGCTTGGACAACTGGTCCAAAAGTTTCAGCAACAGGTGCAACATCAGTAGTTAGCACTAATGCTGCAACATGGCAAATCACAGGTGTACAACTAGAAGTAGGTGACACAGCTACACCATTTGAACACAGACCATACGATATGGAATTATCAAGGTGTCAGAGGTATTATCAATCTCAAGTTCAAATATTAAATTCTTATGCAACAACAGGTGCAGTTGGAAAAAACTGGAATGTAAAAATGAGAGCAACACCAACAGTTTCTTTTAGTTATGGTGGAACAACAAATAGAGTTTATAGAATATCAGATGCTGTGCAAACAACATTAACATCACCATCAATTCCAGCAAATGCTGATAGATTTTATTACATATATAGCACAGTAAGTGCGTGGGCATGTGCAAGTTCAACCTCACACAATGCAGTAGAAACCATTGTTGTAGCAAATGCGGAGTTATAATGAACATACAAACAGCAAAAAAAGTAAATGATATGCAAGGTAATTTATCTAACATCTGGGTAACAGATGAAAATGGTGTAGGTTATTCTATACCACTAGACCCAGCAAACACAGACTATCAAGAATATCTTAAATGGTTAAGCGAGGGTAATACACCAGAGGAGGCAGAATGAGCGTAACAATTAGTTACGACAGACAAGCTAGATACAGAGCAAAGCATCGTGAAAAGATAAATGCTAAAGCTCGTGAAAGATATGCTGCTAACCCAAAGAAACATATTGAAGCTGTGCAAAAGTCTAGAGCAAAACATTACGATGATTTTATAGAATACTCTAGGAAATATGAAAGTGATAATAGAGTAGCTAGGCGTGCTAAAACTAAAAGATATTTGGATAATAATCCACACAAAAAAACTGAGTTTGATTTAAAGAAGAAAGTAAGACTAGAACAGGCAACAGTACAATGGGCAAATGAAGGTATGATTGCAAAGGTATACAGATTGAGACAAAGACTTAATGAAATTGCTGGGTATGTTAAGTACCATGTAGACCATATCATTCCATTGCGTGGTAAGAAAGTAAGTGGTTTACATGTGGAGAATAATTTGAGAATATTATTAGCTAAAGAAAACTTGAGCAAGAACAATAGATATGAGGTGACAATATGAGTATTACATTGAATGGCATAGGTTTTGTAGAAAACAGTACCACACTAGATACAAACTACACACTAGCAGATGATCGTAATGCGATGACTGCTGGTCCAGTTACAGTTGCAGACGGAATTACTATTACTATAGGCGATGGTTCTACATGGAGTGTTTTATGAGTACCCAGATAAAAGGAAATGATACAAGTACATTTGGTGGTGCTATCCAAACAAATGAAAGCTCTATAGTATCTAATAGACCTATTGTGGTTGCTACATTATCTTCTGCTCAATCTGTTACAGATGCAACATGGACTAAAGCACAACTAGCAACAGAAGAAATTGATACAGACTCTGCATTTGATAACGCAACTAATTATAGATTTACAGTACCTACAGGCAAAGCTGGAAAATATCAAATTAGTGCAAGTATTGGATATGATGGTCTTTCAAATAATAATAATGGTAGGTTGCTATTACAAGTGTATATTAATGGTACTGGAATATATCCAAGAGCTGATGTAAATTTTACAACATCATATCAAAGATACAGTTATCTAACTACTAGCTTTGTTAAAGACTTATCTGAAGGCGACTATGTAGAGTTATGGGGATACTGTGATGCTATTAGTGGCAATATTGAGTTTGAACCTGCTAATACATATTTAAGTATACATAAATTAATAGGATAATTATGAGTACAGTAAAAAGTAAAAAACTACAAGTCGGAACAGATGCCACCTCATCTAACAACTTTACTATCTATCAACCAGCTACACCTGATGGTACATTAAGGATTGGTGTAGGAAATGCTGATAGTCCTACAGAAGTAGCACAGTTTACATCTAATGGATATAAACCAAACAAAGTTACTGCTATTTGTGGGTATAGGTCTACAGTTCAAACAATTAGTAATGCAACAGCAACAAAAATTATTTATGATGTTATTGGATATGAAACAGATTCATCAAGTAATTATAATACATCTACTGGAACATATACTGCACCATATAATGGAATATATTATGTTGTTCATACCGCAGAATTAAGTGCAGGTCCTAATGTGTTACATTCTGGTATATTTGTTAATGGTGGGTCAGATGCAAGTAAAGGTATGCCTTCTCCATGGGTGCAATCTGGAAATATTATTAATTCTACATCAGATGACCATTTGACTGTTAATTCAAAAATTATGAATTTAACCGCAGGTGATACATTAGAATTTTATACATATCATAATAGTGGTGCTTCAAAAAATACTAGCACAACAAGAACTGGATTTTCTATAACATTACTACATTATTTATAAGGAAAAAAACATGGCACTATACGATAAAATTTTAGCAGTAAGACCTAACCTAACATCAGATGACTTTACACCTGACACAGGCACAATCGTTCTACAAAATGATAGCGATGGTAAAGGTGACTACATTAAATCTTGGTCACACCCTACTGAAACACAACCAACACAGGCTGAACTAGACGGAGCAGAGTAATGACTATAGCGATTAAACCCACAGCATCAGGATCAACGATAGAGCAAAACGGCAGCACCATTCTAACTGTTGACGGCAGTGGGAATATTACGCCTAGTAATAATTTGTATCCTAAAGTGCCTAGTTTTAGTGCAAGACTAAGTGCTGACCAAACTGGTATTAGTAATAATACATTTACAAAAGTAACATTTGATACAGAACTATGGGATACAGATGGTGATTATGACAATGCTACTAATTATAGATACACTCCAAGTGTAGCTGGAAAGTATCAAGTATCTGTAACTGCTAAATGCACAGGTTCAGGAGTATCTAATATTTGGCTAACAATCTATAAAAATGGCTCACATTACACAGGTCAAAATTTACAACTATCATCTGATGCTATGATTCCAAATGTAAGTATCTTAGTAGACATGAATGGAAGCACAGATTATTTAGAAGCTTATGCGTATATTAATGCATCTAGTGGTCATAAGATACAATCTATTTATGCTAGTTCTACAGTAGGAAGTAATTTTTCAGCACATCTAGTGAGCGTATAATTATGACACCACACGAAGAACTACTAGCCCACGAGAAACTCTGTGCAGAACGATATGCTACTATACATAAGCGTTTAGATCGCATCGAGAGCATGATAATGAAACTAATTTGGGGAGCATTGACTGGGTTCGGTGCTATTGTGCTAACAGTAATTGCTCATAATATCTAATGCTATCCAGAATATGTCAAATGATCAGAAGGGGAATACAAAATGTGGATGATTTATATACTCATAGTTATCTTGATACTCGTGGGTTACGAGCTTATCCGAAAACAACTAATAAAAAGAAGCAAGAGTGTCCTTATAAAATTGAGCGACTTACTGAAGGAGATTGCATCTAAATGATTTGGTCACCAATCATAGGTATAATAGGTGATGTACTAGATAAGGTTATACCCGACAACAATGCAAAACAGAAAGCGAAGGCAGACATTGAGAAAGCTCTCATCGATAATGCATCGAAGATTAATCTCGCTCAGGCTGAGACGAATAAGATTGAAGCTAGCCATCGCAGTATTTGGGTTGCTGGTTGGCGTCCTTTCCTTGGCTGGGTCGCTGGTTTTGGTTTTGCTTGGGTGTTTGTTATCGCCCCAGTGGCTCAGTGGGTGTGTGCATTACTTGGCATTCATATAGTATTACCTGTATTACATACTGATGTAATGATGGAATTAACAATAGCACTACTTGGTTTATCCGGGTTGCGTAGTTGGGAAAAGTCTAAGGGTCTAACGAAGTGAGACTGTCTGAGCATTTCACCCTAGCAGAAATGACTAGGAGTCAGATGGCAGCACGTCATGGTATTGATAACACGCCAAATGACATGCAGTTAGAGAATTTAAAAACATTAGCAAAGGGGATGGAACTTGTTAGGACTAAGCTTGATAGTCTTCCTATTATTATTAGTAGTGGCTTTAGGTGTGAGGCTCTCAATGATCTTCTCAAATCCAAAAGAACCAGCGCACACATCGCTGGCTTGGCTTGTGATTTTACTTGTGATCGTTACTCTCATGTTGAACGAGTATTTGATGTTATAAGAGAGTCATCCATTCCATTTGATCAACTCATTCTTGAATACAATTCTTGGATTCACATTGCATTTCCTGTCGAGGGCGATGAACCAAGAAGACAAGTACTGACCATTGATAAAAGTGGCGTGAAATCAATCACTTGATCTAAGATATATATGTGATATCCTATATCTAATACCACTTAGTGAGGATACATTCCAATGTATAAGTCAGTACTAGTTATATCAGATTTACATATTCCATATCATCACCCGGATGCGTTTGACTTTCTTAAAGAACTAAAGAAAAAGTACAAGCCTGACCTTGTTGTTAACATCGGTGATGAGATCGATCAACATGCCATTAGTTTTCATAACCATCACCCTGACTTGAAGTCACCTGGTGATGAGCTACGTGAAGCTAGAAAGCATGTAAAAGAATTGGAAAAAATTTTTCCGGAGATGACCTTGGTACACTCCAATCATTCTTCTCTTATTTATAGACGTGCCGTAGCGCATGGTCTCAGTCTTGAGTATCTTAAAACTTACAATGAGTTCTTACAGGTAGGCCCAGGATGGAAATGGGTAGATGACCTTAAGGTGACCTTGTCTGATGGGAGTCCATGTTTCTTTACTCATGGTATGTCAGCAGATGTGATGAAGGTGGCGCAGCAATATGGAATGAATACAGTTCAAGGACATTATCATTCTAAGTTTAAAGTAGAATACTATTCTAATCCTGACAAGCTAGTATGGGGTATGCAAACAGGATGTCTTATTAATCAGAAAGAACTAGCATTTGAATATGCTAAGAATTTTAAATCTAGATTCATCGTTGGATGTGGTATGATCATAGAAGGGCAACCTAAACTCATGCCAATGGTACTCAAGGACGGTGGAAGATGGACGAAGAAACTAGTATAACAACAGAACTCAATTCAGAACAAGCTCGAGCAGTAGATGCAGTCATCGGAAAAAAGATTTGGAACATTGAAATCTTAGAAGATGGTGACGAATCCATGGTCAAGATTATGTTCTCAGAAGATGATGACTCAGACTTTATGTTAATTCATGCTGAAGGCATGGATATGTACATAATTCATAAAAAACCAGAGATCACTCACTAAAACGACCTCCACAATCGCTCTGTATTGAACGATCTCATGTCAACCTATGGTAAGGTATCAGAAAATAACGATCGTTTAATGGTGGGCTTTGTAGGTATTAGTATGGCGATTCGCCATATAATTCTAGTAAATCATGGTAGGAAAGTGGCAAAATCTCTTTGTATGTACACTCAGGTCTAGTTTTTATAAAGATTTGTACTTGATCAAGGTCGGCAAACGAGCGTAAGCTATCACCGAAGCCATCGAATACTACATATTTGTGGTTATCATCTATCATTAGCATTAATTCATAGTTATCTTGATTCATATTACTCCAAAATTTTTTACTATACAATCTTGACAAACACAATTAACAGGAGACACATTATGTGGACAACACCTAAAGCTACTGAGTTACGTTTTGGTTTTGAAGTAACAATGTACGTATGCAATAAGTAATTATGAATGAGGCTCAATTAAGAGCCTCTATTCTTTGTCCGATCCATCTCATCACAGGCACAGCCATTGAGTTACCCAAGGCTTTGTACCTTGGCCCATCAGGACACGTCTCTCTCACATCAGTGTATCCATCAGGGAATCCTTGCAGCCGTTCGCATTCAATGGGAGTCAATCTTCTCACTCTCATGTTACGTGATACACCATGCACATCAATTTGATTCAAGGTAAAACACTTCTCTTCATTAATACCTGAACCATTACCTGTTCGTGATGTCACACCACTACCTTGTAATGCATAAGCTACATATTGACTATCAGCCGTTGTATCATTACCCACTCGACTAATCCCTGCAGCACTAGAAGTAAGCGTTGGTGCTTTGTCTGCTACATGCATTACTTTTGATTGCTGACACTTTCCAAAGCCTGTTGCAGTGCATCCGGAAGAATTTTGTTCCTCTTTTTGGCTCGGTTTAATATCCCTCTGCAAGCTTTCGGACTCAAATAATACTTCTGCTGTAGGTCTCCAGTCTCCAAGGTGTCCGACAACAAACAATCTTCTACGTCTCTGGGCCACTCCGAAGTACTGAGCATCAAGCACCCTGTAGCTGAACCCATACCCGAGTTTGACCAACGCCCCGAGGAAGCTACCAAAGTCCCGTCCTCCTCCTGAACTGAGGACACCCGGCACGTTTTCCCAAACGAACCACTTGGGTCTAAACTTATTAAGTATTCCACAAAAGGTAAGGGCAAGGTTGCCTCTGGGATCTTCAAGTCCTTTTCTAAGTCCCGCAACGGAGAACGATTGACAGGGTGTTCCTCCGACCACAAGGTCAATTGATCCTTCTTCATAATTCCACTCCTTAAATTGAGTCATGTCTCCAAGGTTAGGCACATCAGGATAATGATGCGCCAATACCTCACTTGGAAACTTTTCTATTTCTGAAAAGGCAACAGGCTTCCACCCCAACGGATGCCAAGCCACTGTTGCTGCTTCGATACCACTACATAATGATAAGTATCTCATTAATCATTCCTTGGTTTACGAAGTCTTGTTTTTGTTGATCGCATCTCTGTAATGTGCTTACGAAAAGATTCTGTATCATAACCAAGGATCATCATAGCTACTTCAAACATATCATTGTCATCATAGATAAAATGTTTGGCTTGTTCACGCAATTTGTCAGGTACTCGATAACCCAAGTACTCATCTAATGCATTGCGTAAGATCGCTAACACAAGTGCTGCATATGGGTCATCATCTGCATAACTTCTCACATGTAAGCGTTCATACAAAGGATCTTTTACTAATGATTTGTCCATCACTCACTCCTTTCTATTTTCCGTAGCAAGTCAAGTATATGGTTTTTGATTTCCATCCATACCTGGACACCCTCACCATTCAGTGTTTTTTCGTTCTCATTCAAGAACTTAGAAAGCTTCTCTGCCTTCTCGCTTGGCGTTAGTTTTTGATTTGCCTCAATCAAACTTGACATAGTCTTCATTTGTTTTCTTAGATCATCACGATCCTTGACCTCAACTGAACCTTTGCCAGGAAGACTGAGGCTTATTACTTTTTTACATTAGCTTGTTTGACTTGTTGTGCCATGGTTTTAGTTGATGCAGCGTTACCATCATCATCTTCAGGCGCAATACCACATGCAGCCATCAAACTGTAACGTCTAGCGTAAGTCAATGCTGATCCATAACCTTGTGGGTTTTGACGATCTGCTGGGACATGAATCATACCACCTGAGATCTGTTCACCTGACTCATGCATAAACACTGTCTCGACCTTCACACCATTCTCACAATCATGAGTCTTTTGTATTAATGCAATACCATGATTATTTAATGCATCAATCACGGCTTCAACACAACCAGCTAGATCTACATACTTTGATTTAAAGTGTGGGTTAGTTGATGTTTTAAGAGCTGGGGCAAACTCTTTTTGTGCCTCGACAAAAGCCTTAGCAATCCCCAAAGTTTTCTCTGTCATAATGTTCTCCAAAGTAAGTTTTTAATAATAGTTTTCTTCTGCGTTTATCTACGATCTGTCTTTTAACGATTGATAAGAATTCAACATCATCCATTTCTTTTTCTCGTTGCTTGATGTCGTTAAGAATCTCTTCTTCTCTCATTACAGTTTCGTAGTACTCTTGATAATCGTCACTCATTAAAAGTCCTCCCTATCTCTGATTCTAAGTTTAGATTGTCTGACTGTTCGAGCCGGGCGAGGTGGTGTGTACTTCTCAGGTTGAGCCTTGTAATTAATAAGGGGCCATGAGATTTTATAACGCCCTGAATGAGCGTATTGGTTGTCACGCATCTCGTCCATGATGCGAATTTGCAAGTCATCAATTTGCTTTTCTTTGTCAGTAATTTCTTCACGCAAAGTTATGATTTGTTCTGCAAGTGGTTCAAGATCAGGTAGATCAATGGTAGTTTTTTCTGCATCATCAAAGACTCTTGATGCTTCGTCAGAAGATTGCATATCATACCATTCAATCTCTTCATTAGTTAAATACTTGTCAATCCTTCTTTGAAAGTCCATGATTGCATCATGTATTTCAGAAAGTGTCTCATCGTCTCTTTCATACACAAACAATCTTAGCGTTGTACCCTTATAAAGCACACACACAATGCCTACCTCTGCATGACAAATATCCATTTGCACTTGTAATTGCAATGGGCCACGATAGAGTGGCAATTGATCTGCGCTCTCAACATCATGAGCCGTTAGCTTGGATTCCAGGATAACCTTACCTGATAATTTGATCTTATCTGCGTTGACACAAATAATACCTTTTTCCAGGTCAGTCATAATTTCCTGATCGTTGCCATCGACCGTCCCATCAAGGCTACAGGCGATCGGCAGCGTGTCATGTTGATAAGGTTTATCATGTGTAATTTTAGGATTGCCAAGCCCTAAACGCCTACATGCTTCATTCAGAATGATCGGCTCAAGGGTGTTACCCCAATCCATTGACTCATTTGAGTTGAATGGGGGTTCGATGTCGTGGTTTGCATCCATGACAAGCTTAAGCAATTCATTGCGTGATTGAAACTTTGACAAACCCATGAGTACAGGCACTTGGGATGCACTCAGTTGTTTGTTACTCGTTACTTTTCCTACCATTGTTACCTCCATGTGTAAAAATATCTATGATTGATTCAACAATCCATAGAATGATTAAAGACACAATCGCAAATACGATATGTCCAAATAAGATTATAAAAAAGTCCTTCATTGTGATTTAATGCATTGCTTGTCTATTTTGATGTAGACAGAATGCCCCTCTGATACTTGCTCATAGGTTTTGCCATCCTTACATATGTAATCAGGCGTAATTGGATAATACAATTCAAGCAATTGTTGTGCATGTGTTTGTACATAAGCACCCACACAAGCACCAATAATTAAACCAATGGCAAGAGCCTTGCAACCCTTGCCACTGTTATGTTTTTTGTATTCATACATAACTAATCCTCCGTTTTAGTTAAAAGATAATCATCTACTTGACGATCCACCATGGCATCATGCTTCATTTCCTGTACGATCTCGTATAATTCTTCCTCATCGTACCGTCCATCGCATTGTTGGCATATGAATAATGTCGTATCTTCACCAACCTCAGTCATTACCAAGCTACGCTCATCTGCAATTTGATTGCATAAATCACATGTACACATAATTACACCCCCTTTGGATACATTGCAAAAGTAGTCGCATATTCTACACGCACATAGGATTTGGGTCTTTTATACCCTTGATCCTTGGCATTATTGCCACGATAACGCATTTTATACACGCCCTTGAAATGCTTTTGAAATGACTTTAAATACTTTATAGGGATGCCTTTGTAATCTGATTGCTCATCGCTTGGCGATCTATACAATGGCAAAATAGAGTTTATAAAGTCAATGGATACATCCTCTTGAGATGCACTCACTTTTAGATCTGATAGTTCTTTTTCAAGCTTATATAATTTATTACTCTTGCTTAAATAAGCCATTTGTAAACTATCTATTCGGTCTTGATATTGTTGTAATCTCTCTTGGATCAATGAATTGATCAAGTCTGAAAGATCACTATCATGTACTAATTGCATTGCTTTTTGATTCATAACATATCCTTTCAAGATTTAAGTTAGTTTATGGTTACAACTTAATGATAACCCCTAAGATATCTAAAGTCAATTAAATATCTTAGAGTTAACACTATTAATGTGCCTTATATGATATGGATTTAATAGAGGTATTCCAACACGCTCTACATGATCCACATTCATTGTTATTTTGATATGCTTTGCATTCTGTACCAATTGCTTTGATTGTGTGAACATTGCTTGTCACAATGTTTTTAATGCCTTGTAATGACTTTGGAATAATTACTTCTTTATCTATAAACATTGCCGAAAGTCTCACAATCAAGTTTTTAGGAATGGTGTTATCTTTTGCATATTCTTTGATTATTCCTACTTCTCTTGTAGGTATCCAAAATTGTGTATTTGGCATTGCCTTTGCAATTTCGCATATCTTATTAAAGTGATCAAGATCTTGAATATCGCCACTATCATGCCAACGGAAATATGGTGTTTTAATACCAATTAATTTAATCATGGCATCAATCCACAATGGATCTTTAATACTATTTAATCTTTTTTGCATTGCTTCTTTTGTTGTGCGCCATGTATAAGAGTTTTTTGATGCATAGCATTTTGAACAAATAGAGCCTTTTACTTTTGCCAATCTTGATCCTACATTGCAATTGGCGATAGGTAATGAATAACTATCACATGGCATTTTTGAGGTTATGGAAAGTGAATGGGCGATTTTCTTTGCATCGCCCTTATTTTTAAAGAAGTGTAATGTTTGCATATTACACCCCCTCTGAATTAGTATCTTTATTCCAAATTGGTAGATCTAATTTATGTTCTAAGCTTTTTAATAATATTGATGCTACAGAATTACAATCATCCATTATCAAACCATAAAAATTACACAATCTACCTACTTTTTCATTGTGAAATAATACATCGCCTGTAGATGGATACATTGGAATAGTAAATCCAATATCCCTTAATGATTGTTCTATCTTTGCATTTGTTGTAATTTCCATTTGTTTATCCTTTCAAGATTTATAAAATGTAATTGCATTATTAATTGATTGGATATCTCATGTCAAGGATTGACTGATACATTTTACTTATGACATTCCAGGAAGTGATAAGTTTTATTTATCAATGGTTTAGATCCATTGTGTATAAATAGGAATTAAACATAACACCATTAATAGATATTAGTATTAACTAGTTTGATTTCATGTAGTCATAATTGTAATAAATCTGTTAGGGCCATGGCTGCATGTGGATAACATGTGGATAAAACCTGTGTACAAAGGTGTGTATATCCTGTGGATAACTACCTGGAAACTCTGTGGATAAGTTGTGGATAACCTGTGGAAAAAGTGACCTTATTCCCCCCCGACCCTAGGACATCGTATGGGGGTGTACCACTCAAATTTTTGCGAGTTTTTCTAAAAGTCTTTTATTAGATAGCTGAAACACAATTTGTTTTTGATTATCGTCATATTCTCGCCAATTAACGATTTCGTTTCTAAGTCGACCACAAGAGATACACATCTCTTCATCTTCTATAGACTCTAAACGACATTGGTATGTACATGGCGATTGTTGTTCGGACATAGTCTTTTATTTTTTTTATAAAAAAATGATTGTTGAGTATGAACACAAGTCCTTCTGACTAACTGTGTTCGGACATATATTACTTCTATAGAACCAAACCTGTATAAAAAAACACAGAATCTGAGGATGTTCTCGTTTATCGTTCATATAGATATTGTTAGTATCTACTGTCTACTTCCAGTTTCACCCGGTGACATTAAGTCCGTTTATTCCCTTGGTCACATCTACCGACAGGAGGGCTAGGTCATGGCCCCGTATAATCATTGTACTATAAACCAAAGAGATTTCTATAGTCTTTTGATTTATTTTATTTATAACGTATTGACTAGATATCTTTATCCTATATGATAGATATATGGAATACAAGATACCTGAAAGTATTAAGATCAAAAAGTTTAGAAATGAAGATCACAGGTACTTTGTTGTTATACCATTTAAAGCAATAAAAGATAAGAAGGTAACCAACGGGAATTTAAGAGTGTTAGCAATCTTAGCAGCTTATTGTAACAAACAGGGTTTCTCTATTGTAGGGATTCGTACCTTAGCTAAAGACTTAGGTTGTTCACCACCAAATATCCAATACCATCTTAAAAAACTAGAAGCACTCAAGTATGTAGAAGCAAGACCTCGATCTGCCTATCCCGGCATTCGTGGTAACTTAAGGCGTATTGTTTACGATAATCGTGTGAAGTGGGACGATGTAAAAGAATACATGTTGGACAATGAGGATATAAAACATATACTGAA